AAGAATGTAGAGTCTTATCACGATTGGAATGCCTTAAGAGAAACATTTAATATTAAAACACAATCAGGAAATATGCAATATACTTTAGGCGATGCTACTAAAGGTGCAGGCGTGTCTTTTAAAGTATTAGACGTTATATGCCAAGATACAGGTCAAGTATTAGAACAAGTTCCTAATGATTGGATTAACGAGCAAGTGTTTCCTTTAAGTAGCAATCAAAGTGGAAAACCTACTTATTATGCTTTTAATGGTATTTCACAAGCAGGTACAGATAGAGAGCCTGACTTTAATATTGATTTATTTCCAGTTCCTGATTCTGTGCAAACAATTTCAGTTAATATTGTAGGTGCTCAAAAAGAATTAAAAACAGCATCACAAGTATTAAGAGTTCCTTCACAGCCTGTAATTCTTGGGGCTTGGGCTAGAGCTATAGCAGAAAGAGGTGAAGACGGAGGAAGTATATCTAGTGCTGTTGCAGCAGAAGCTAGAGATTCTTTAAACATTGCAGTTCAATTAGATGCTGGCAATATGGAATATGAAAGGGATTGGGTAGTAGTATAATATGGCACTAGAATCTAAGCAAATTAATGCTGTACCTTTAGATACTATTGGTATTAATGGTATAGATACGCAGACAACACCAACTGCTCTAACACCTAATTGGTTTACTAAAGCAGACAATGTTGTTTATACAGAAGGCGGTAAAGTTACATTCCGTAAAGGATTGAAGCAAGGCACATTAACTGGTGGTGCTAAGATAGGTTCTATAACAGAACATTATAATGGCACAACAAATAAAATATTTGCTGGTGTCGGCACTAATATGTATATTGTTGATTTGTCTGATAAAGATAATGCTTGGACAGGGTCTTTTGCTACAGGTGCGGCTTCTTCTGATTGGCAGTTTACAAACTTTAATACTCATTTATATGCTGCTCAGTTCGATGAAGACCCATTATATTATGATAATTCATCTTGGGCTAAATTAAAAGATACAAGTGGTTATCAAGCACCTACAGGTGTAACTACATTTGACCCTAGCTGTATGTTAGGTTTTTATGGCAGAGTATGGGCTGGAGGCATTACTGAAGAAGATGATGTCTTATACTATTCTAAATTATTAGATGGACATAAGTGGGGTGCTGATGGAGGCTTTATAGACTTAAAGTCTGTATGGGGTCAAGATACTATTGTAGCTATACACTCTTTTGCGGGTAAGTTAGTTATATTTGGTAAAGAAAATATTGCTATTTATAACAGTCCTGACATAATAGGAAACATAGCTTTAGACGAGGTTATTAGAGGAATAGGATGTGTATCTAGGGACTCTATACAATCTATTGGAGATGACTTATATTTCTTGTCTGATACTGGTGTTAGGTCTTTATTTAGAACTACACAATTAGACAAACTACCTCTAACAGAAAAGTCTATAACAATTAAAGACGAACTAATATCTAATATTAATAGTAGCACAAATGTTAAGTCAGCGTTTATGCTAAATGAAGGTCTTTATATTTTATCTTTTGTAGATAAGAATGTTACATATGTCTTTGACACTACATATAAGACGGAGAAAGAGACACCAAGAATAACTAAGTGGGACTTTGCAGACAGTAGAGAGCCTGCTAGTATGGCGTATACAGAAACATACGGGCTTTTAGTAGGACAGCAAGCAGGAAGAGTTGCTACTTATGAAGGTTATTATGATGTAGATTATAGTGGCTCTAGCGTTTATACTTATAATAGCTATACAGTTTCTTTTTCTACGGTATGGATTGATTTAGGAGAAGGCGTACAATCATCTATTCTTAAAAGATTAGTTATGCTTGTATCAGGAGGTCAAGGAACAGATGTAGGTATTAGGTTGTATAAAGACTTTGAAATGACACCTAAAATATCACCGACATTTAAACTTAATCCTACACTAAGCGGTGAGCCATCATACTGGGGAGCTACATTTTCTAAGTATGGACCACTTACTGGACATACGCATAATTCAGCGACACATCCAGCAGCTTCTAAATATGCTCCAATACACGGATTTAAAGAGCGTTCTATACCATTAGCAGGTAGTGCTAAGTACATAAGATTAGAGTGGGACGGAGTAACTAAAGGTTACAAAGCATCATTACAATCATTATCATTATTATTTAAACAAGGTAAAATATTATGAGTAATTATACAATAGCGGTAGGTTGGTCTGGAAAAGATGCCTTAGCAGACACAGACCCCGGAAAAGTTATCTCAGGTGCTGACTTTAATACTGAATTTACAGCAGTAAGAACAGCACTTAATTCTAAGGCAGATGCAAATGGTAGTTCATCAGAGAACTTTACTGTTAATGGCTTAACGGCTACTACAGGCACGATTGGTGGTGAGGAGATAGTTACCCTAGCTACGCCACAAACGTTTACTAAAGCTCATCCTACGGCTTCTGAGACTATAACACTAGCGTCAGCACAGACAGCTAACTTACTTAACTCTAATGTGTTTATAGTTAGTGTACAAGGTAATCACGCACTAAATGTCTCTAATATGACATCAGGTGTAGAGGCTTCTTTTTTAATTAAAAATACTGGTGCTTACGATGTAGCATTTAGTACAGACTTCTCATTTATTGGTGGTCATAATCCTACAATAACATCAGGTAACGGTAAAGTAGATTTAGTTAGATGTGTCTCAGATGGCACTAAAATGTATTGTAATATAGCACAAAACTTAACATAAGGAAAAAATATGGCTGGNNTTCTTTGGTACAAGCTGGGATTTAAGTAATAGTTTTAATTCTCCTTTCGTAGGTAATCAAATAGTGGGTGGTAATTTATCTACAGAAATAACACCAAGACCCGGAAGCGAAGGACCTACTGATACAGCGTCTTTTATAAATACTTGGGGAGCTCCTACTGGATACGCAGGACAAACACAACAACAGGGCGGTATGTTTAATCCTTATCAAGCTACTGGTGGTGGTTTTTATAATCCTTATCAGTTTGGTCAAGTACAATATGGTCCTCAATATGGTGGTGGTCAAGAGATGCCTTGGTGGATGAATTATAATGTTAATAATCCTTTTATGCCTACACAGCCATCAACACCTAGCGTACAACCAGAGCAACAAGCACCTAGAGGACCACAAGGTACTGGACCTAACGGTAAAGACCTAACTTATGATGAGACTATAAAGTATTTTGGTCTGTATGATGGAGCAGAAAATGCTTTTGCAGCAGGAGATTCACAAGCAGCATATAGACAAGACCATATGCAATGGAGAAGCGGTACAGGTGCTTGGGAAGGAAAAGGTAAAAAAGAAGGAGAATCAGATTTAGATTATCCGGGTCGTACTACATCAGACGGTGATGTTATTATGGGTGATAGACAAAAATTAGCTTCTTGGTCAGGTATGTTAGGGGAAATACCTGATAATTTAAAGGCTTTATTTTCAGGACTTCAAGATAACGGGGCACTAGATGCTAAACCAGCTATTGGTGGTGGTAGTGGCACTACACAAATTCCACCTATGCTTCAGGCAGGTCAAACCCAACCTTTTGGTCCTAGTACAATTCAGTATGGTCCTGAGACTAGACCTCCTATGTCTATGCAGAATTATTTAGATGATAGTCAAATATTTAATAGATATACTGTTTCAGACCTAGAACAGGCACAAGCCGCAGGATTAACAGATACTAGCAAAGCCGAGGTGTTATCTCCTCGTGATTATTATTCAAGATTTCCTCAAACATCTAGTAATTTTAATTACGGTTTTAACAGGGCAGAAAATTTATTTAATGTTCCTACTTACTCTAGTGGAATGACTATGCCTATAGGAGACAATTTAGTAGGTAATGAAATACCGGGACAACCGGGTATATTATCTGCTTTTTCAGAAAATGATGAAGGAATGGTAGATGCTAGAAGAAACTTTTTATTTAATAATAACTTAGATTTAGGAAGACCGGGGGATGCTAGTTATGTTCCTTTTGAACCTACTTTTACTCCTGACCCGGTTTATGGTGTAAGCAATGCTAGAGAGTTAGTAGAGTCTAATTTGCTTGGATTTCCTAAGCCAACACCAGCAGAAGATTTTTATGCTCAGAGAAGATTTGATGCTATGAGACAAGAAAGAGAATTACAAGCTGTGATGGCTGAAAGTAAGAGAGCGGCTGAAGAGTATGAGGCACAGCAAGCTGCTGAAAGAGCAAGAATCGAAGCAGAAAAAGAAGCTGCGGCAGAAGCTAAAGCTAAAGCAGATGCAGCGGCGGCAGAAAAAGCAAGGCAAGCGGCGGCGGCTCAAAGACGTATGAACGATAATTATGAAACTGGATATGTAGCACCAAACAGATATACTACAAAAGATGTAAACAACAGTTTTGCAGCACGCAGAAACATTAGGAATATTTTTGCATAATGAATACAATTAAGGAGATAAGATAATGGATTGGGCATCAATAATAGGAATAGGATTACAGTTCCTAGGACAAAAGCAAGCATCAGACGCTTCAGTAGGTGCGGCTTCAGATTACAACGCAGCATTAATAGAAGCAGCTAAACCTAAGAGTGTTTATGACCCAACAGCAAGTGCTATATGGGAT